GATGCACGGATGTTTCAACCGTCACCTGCTACACTACAGCGCTCACTCTCATTAATAGATAATTCAGATATTTTGCTGGCACGTGATAAGATATTTCTTAATGATTTTGTAGATAGCTTAGAGTCTTCGATGGGCGTCAATGAACGTGCTGTTGTTGCAGACAATCTGAGAATTATATTTACGAGATTTCGTCAAAACAAAGAACCCTGGACGAACTTCAAAGCAGTACTTAACAGTCAAATTAAGTTTGATTTGATGAATATCTCAGATTACATGGAGACACAGCTCCGTAAAGATAACAACATGTTAGCCAGGCTGCTGCAGGATAATTACATAGATCCTGTGCTAGGCCCGGTACAGTTGCAAGATCTCCATGATACTTTCATATTAAATATTAAAAATAAGAATAAATGGGAAGATTCAGTAGCACCGAAAATTGCCAGAGAACTCAAGGGCTGGATTGATACCAGAATACCTCTCCAGATACGTAAGCGGCTGTCTAGTAATGATATACAAGAATTTTATCTCAAGTTTGCTAAGCGGCTGTCACTTGCAGATAGCCCTGATAGAGATCAGTTAGCTATTACTCTTGGCAGGGATTTGTATAATAAAGCAAACTATCGTGGTTCGCGTAATGAGTGGTATAAGCTTGGTTTGAAAATGCTATCTCGTGCTGAAGAGAAGGGTATATTCAAGACAGAAACTTTTGGTGTTCAAAAGCGGCGTATGAAATCGCGAATTGGCGGTAGGTATTTTGGCCCCTACTACGATACATTTTCCGTTAATCTGAGAATTGTTGACCCGCGTATTCAAGAATACTCTAAACTTACGCGCAGCGTGGAGTTAGGGCTTAGAGTGGGTGTGACAACTGATCAAAATAGATTATTAATCCGAGAGGGCTATAAGACATATTTTGCTAAAGATGGCTTGCTTGGGCAATATGATACTAGAATTCCAATCATCTCAAGCAGTTCGTACCGTGACTTTCCAGAAGAACTTATTGACGCGGATATGACAAAAGCTTTAAACTGGTCTGCAGGAGCAGAATACCGTGTGGATACTGACTTCTATAATTTTACACGTAAGCTACTAGAGTTCGAAGATGATAAAGGTCGCGCTAAATTCTATAATGACTTGAATCATTATCGTAAACACTTCGCTGAGCGTGGCGACAGTTATGAGCGTTTAAAAGCAATGGAATGGCTATCTAAGAGTAATAAATCTTTTAGCAACCATCCATTTCTCGACCATCGTGCACGTATCTACGAACGCGGTCTTATTGGCCCACAGTCTGGTGAGACATTTCGGCCATTCTTAAACACTGCGGAGAGTAAGCCGCTTGGTAAGCTTGGGTTCTATAACTTACAAGACCAAGTTGGTGCTTTCTTAGGCGGGCTAGACGACTATTTTGAAGGGCGCTATAGTTCGTTATCAGTAACTGGTAGACAAAAGATTGCCGAAAAATGGCGTAAAGAGCTAGTAAAAATTGGTAATCACATACTAGCTGCTAAGCCTAATGATCTAAGAGCAATACTAGAGTCGTCAATGGTACAGCATGTCGATGGTGAAGAGCAGGGTAAGCTATTTAGACTAGCTTTAGAATTAGCAAAAGTTGATAACTATCTCGGCGGGAAGTACACTGCGAAGGAGTTAAATAAGCTTTCTGATTACTTTGTTTCGATTGCAATGGAGCAGGATGCAAGTTCTTCCGGTGCTCAAATTATTGCGCTAACCACTAAGAATAAACAATTGGCTGAACTCAGCAATGTAGTCCCAACAAATTATAAGAAAAGACTTTATGATGAGATCGCAGCAGCTACATACAATGATCCGCGCTTTCGTAAGCTTAATAAAAAGCTAGGTCTGACCGAAAAAGACTTACGCAAAGCTGCAAAGGCACAAAATATGGTCACATTGTATGGTGCAGGCGTGCGTACAGGAATTCTCAATGTTGAAAATAAGCTTGCAAAGATTCTCGGAAGCGATGCTGGAAGACTCGTTGTAAGGGCCAATGAACGTGATATCGTGTTGTCTGAGATTTCAGCTCAAATGGCACGCTATGAGAAGTTCGACATGGATACTTTTCGCGAGCTTCGCGCACTACGTACTGATGTTAAGGATATCTTTAACAAAGGAATGAGTCCTGGCAACGATATTATGGAACAGCTGTGGTTTCTCGATTCAAAAACGAGAGACGTAGTTGAAAAAATGACTCGAAACTACTCTTCCGTTGTGACCCCGGAAGATTTCGCGGCTATCGCCAGCATTATGAGTGAGAACCTGCAAAGTCAAGTCCCAATCTTAAAAGACTTTACTAAGTTTTTTGGGCGTCTTGCAGAAGATTATTTAATTAATGCAAAGCCAGCAAAGAGTGATATTGATTGGGTATCAGTAGGTAAGCTCGCTGTTTATGGAACACGTAAGACTGGTTATATCCTGCCAAAACGTATTAGTGAACTCCTGGGGCTGCCCGCAAACAAACCTGTTAGCGAACAGCTACTAAGTAAGTTCAGCGCATATCAACCTGAGGGTGTGTTGGCTAATCTTCTTTATGGGGCCTCAGATAGTAAAACCAGACGGACAGGTGTTAAGTTACTCAAAATAGATATTGCAGATATTGATCTTGGTAAGGTTGAACTCTTGTTCTCAAATAAATTACCAAAAGAGTGGACAAACGTACCTTGGGTTAATTTTGATGGTAAGGTCGTTGAGCAAAAGTTTACACAAGTATTCGAAGAAAAATTAGCCTATAAAAATAAGGAGGGTAAGTGGGTAAATAACATTATTCAAGTTCCCCAGAAAACCTCTCCAAATTGGTGGCAAGAGTTCTTAAATAAGGATGGTAAGATTAACGATATTGCCGATGTTGGAAAGGCAAGAACAGCCTTTGCAGTTAACGGCAATCATTCAAATGATGCAACATTGGTAAAACAGTTTCACTTGTGGGGCGAAGAGAATGGTATTAAAACATCAACGATTCATGATGCATTCTTTACTAATCTTGTCGATATGTTGCCTGCAAGAACTGCATTACGTAGTATATATGCGAAGACGTTATCACAAAATGTTGTCAAGGATACTCTAGACGAAATGCGTGCGCGTGGGCTACCGGACGCCATATATTATAAGTATTTAAATGAAGCAATAGATATTGGCCTGATACCTGTCGCGGGTAGGAGTAACGTTGGAGGTCATATTTTAAAAGAATCCGACATACTGAAAGAGTCTGACATTTTACAGGTTGTACCTGAAAACTTTGATTCAGATAAATATTGGTATGGCGTAAACTGAGCTGTAACACTGCTAGGCTGTGCTTAGTGGAAATTTAAAGGGCTGTGCCCAAAAGGAATTAAAATGTCTGAAGAACAAACACCAGAACAATTGGCGGCTGCAGCAGCTGCTAATGCACAATCAAATGACGACTCCAAGAAGACGCCAGCACAGTTGGTTGAAGAAGCTATAACTCGAACAAAAGCAGAGATGAAAGCTTTGTTAGATGGCGCTTATAACCAGCGTGATGCCGCTTTGAAAGAGAAGGCTGAATTGGAACATGCGAAGAAGGAAGCGGAACAGAAGCGGATGCTGGAAGAGGGCAAGCATAAAGAGGTTCTCGAACTGCAGCTCGCTGAAGAGAAAGCAAAAAGGGAAGCTGTTGAAAAGCGAAACACGGAACTAAGCCGTGATGTCGCTGTGCGTTCCGCACTCAACGGACTTAACTTTAGAAATGAGAAAGCTGCAACAACTGCCTACAATGAAATTATTAGCAATCTGAAGCGAGATGCCAATGGCAACTGGCAAGGTTCTGATGGTAAGAGTATTGTAGACACAGTGAGTGCGCTTGTTGCTGATACCGACTTCAATTTTCTGTTTAAGGCTAAAGAAAACGGTGGTGGTGGTTCTGACGATGTAGGTGGTAAACCAAAAGACAACAGTAGTGGAAAGTCACTTTTCAGCATGTCTCAAGCTGAAGTTTTGAAACAGGCCGCTGCTGGTAAACTTCCGCATCAAACTCGATAATATAAAGGAAATAACATGGGCGTTAAAACAAACTTGGCCGGTGCTGATCAGTATGTATTGCAAGAGGCCATCAGCGGTTACGCGGATGAAGCATACACCAATGCTAAGAAGCTGTCTGGTACTGGCATTGTAGGCGATAATCCTATGATTGATACCAGTACTGAGACTTTTGTTGGTCAGATTCGTTGGTACAAGCCGCTGAACCCGACTATCAATGTTGCATCTTTGACAGATTCTACTGATGGTACTGGCACTACGTATGCATCCGATTACCTGAAGTATATTAAGACTGTACGTACGCACGGCGCTACCAAGGTCAATATGCAAGCAGTAGTTTCGCAAGAAGACGGCCTTGCTAAAATTGGTCGTGATTTTGCCGAAACTCACGCACAGGATGAACACAATGCAATTCTCTCTGTTATGAAGGGTGTCGCCATCTCTGAAGCTTTGAACGGCGCTGCTTCGGGTACTGGCGCAGCAGGACTCGGTGGCCAGACCTTCAATAATGATCCTACTGATGCAAAGTACGGTTTCTACGTAGACTTGGGTGCAGTGGCTCCGGTAATTGCAGCTACTGCAGCTATTCAAGGTGCAGCTCGTGCTGAAGGTTTCTTGCAAGCTATGGGCATGGCATGGAAAGATTATGAGCCGGAATACTGCTATTTGGTAGCTACCCCTGAAATCATGATGTCTCTGCGTTCGGCCAACTTGGTTGATAAGCAAGGTGTTGCTGATGGCAATATCAACTTCTCTACCATTTTCCAAGGTAAGATTCGTTTGATTCAGTCGCGTGCTAACCAATCGCTATCAACTGCACAGCTGAATAAGCTTAACACTGGCACTGGTGCTACTGATATTACCGGTACTAAGACGTCTTTCTTGGTATTGCCAGGTGCAATTGCTATGA